GTGGTGAGACATACGATAACTGTGTATTGTTTATTGATGAGATGCAGAACCTAACATTTCATGAGCTAGATTCTGTGATCACTAGGGCTGGTGAGAATACACGACTAATCTTTTCAGGTGATTTCAAGCAGTCTGATTTAGCTAGGAACCATGACAGACATGGGCTGCTAGACTTTATGAAGATCCTAGATAAGATGAAAGAGGACTTCAGTAAGATCCAGTTTGATATTGACGATGTTGTGCGTTCTGGGCTTGTCAAGTCTTATTTATTAGCAAAAGATAAATTTTTTACTTAAGGTAAATTTAATGATAATTGCATGGTGGTCTGCTGGTATAACTAGCGCAGTAGCAACTAAATTAGCCATAAATAAATATGGAAAAGATAATGTTGTTCCAATTTATTTTCATATTGACTCTGCACATTCAGACAATAAAAGATTTAAAGAACAGTGTGAAGACTGGTATGGTCTGCCTATTGAAACGCATACTTCAAAAAAATATACGGATCAATTTGATGTAATCTTAAAAGATAAATATGTAAACGGTCCGGGTGGGGCTAGATGCACCCTTGTGCTTAAAAAGCAACTTAGGCAAAAAATCGAAAAAACAACAGAATACTCTGGACAGGTTTTTGGCTTTGAGTATTCTAAAAAAGAGATTAACAGGGCTATTAGATTTAAAGAACAGTATCCAGCAGCTAAACCTCTGTTTCCTTTAATAGAACATAAGATGACTAAATCGGAATGTATGTTTTATTTAGAAAACGAAGCTAAAATTAAACGGCCTGAAATGTACGACCTTGGTTATGGGAACAATAATTGTATTGGGTGTGTGAAAGGTGGCATGGGGTATTGGAATAAAATTAGAGAAGATTTCCCGTCTTACTTCGACAAAATGTCTAAGGCAGAAAGAATTGTTGGTAACTCTTGTATAAAAGGTATTTTCTTAGATGAATTAGATCCTGCTGCGGGTAGAAAACAAAAGATGATCATGCCAGACTGTGGCAACTTTTGTGATATAGAATTTGCAGATGTTATGGACAAAAGAGTAGAGTCTATTTATTCTGAGCCTAGCCAGTTAAATCTTTTTTAATTTTTTACTTGACAAGGTTTTTCCGCTCTGATATAATGCGTTTTCAAAATACCCGTTGTGGGTTGTTTATCTCTATCTTGCGGGGTATGGGTAGACAACTAAACCTATTCTGGTTCGTGTGATTGCGGTGAAACTTACAGGTTAACTGGTGTTAATTTATTAATAGGGGCGTTTCGATTATACAACGGGTTGCCCCTACTTTTTTTGGCGTATTAATAGAGGGAGTGGGGCCAACATGAAAAAAGATTACAAAGAATACGAAGATATGCCGAGCAGGATGCAGAGAAATAAAAGCACTAAAACTCCGCCTCGCCCACGGCCCCGACCAAAATCCTCAACGGCTGATGATATCACGCGAGAAAATGAAAAATTTATTGCGGGTAAGATTGTTAATCAAGTATTTAAAATGTTTGGCGACCCGGAAACCAAAAAACGAATTGGTAAAATTCAAAAAGAAGATATCCCTAATACGTTTGTAAATACCCTCAAAAAAGCGTTTGGTTATTCCTCTGCAAAGAAAGCTAAAGGCGGATCTGTCAGAAAAAGTAAAACTGCTAAAAAGTTTTTGACTGACAAAAAAGGTAAGTAAGGTGGCTATCGAGTATCGTGGAGAGAAGTTTTCTGGGTACAACAAGCCTAAGAGAACCTCGGATCACCCTAAGAAAAGTCATGCGGTGCTTGCCAAAGAGGGTGACACCATTAAGATGATTCGTTTTGGTGAGCAAGGTGCTAAGACTGCTGGTAAGCCTAAAGCCGGTGAATCAGATAAGATGAAAAAGAAAAGAGCCAGTTTCAAAGCTAGACACTCCAAGAATATTAAAAAGGGTAAGATGTCTGCTGCGTACTGGGCTGATAGAGTTAAATGGTGATTTAACAAATGAAATGTGATTCGTGTGTAGAATGTAATTGTAACGCAGATGTGTGTAAGTGTTCTTGCCACACTGAAAAGCAACAGCCAGAGGAGAATGGGCATGAAAAAGATGACAGCTAAGAAACCAACCGTTAAGAAGATGGGCGGTGGCATGGCAGCTAAGAAGAAGCCAATGGCCAAGAAGATGGGTGGAATGGGTCGTAAAAGCGCTAAATACTAATAGTGGCTTTACTAACTGAAAACATCCCGTTTCTACGGGTTCTTATTCGGCGTGAGTATACCACAGGGAATAAGAGACATCACGGAGAATACCTGCAAGGGTTTGTCCATGCTATAACGAGCTACATGGGAAGGCAGTTAAGTTTTCAGGTTTGCTTTACCGAACCTGGGTATGGTGGGTACGGTTGGAGTAGGATGCCTCTCAGAGCTATCGTCACAAAGGAGTGTGATGACGACTGGGAAGATTACGAGATTCAACCCTGGGACTGCGGCTCCTTTGAGTTTAGTGTAGTTCGTTTTGATATGTTTCGTGATATGCCTATGTTTGCTCTGATTAACGGGGAAAAACATGAAGGACGTTATTGGTTCTCGGTGGACTACCTTAACAGTATGTATGCTGATGACCATCGACAAAATAAGATTACTCATCTTTGTAAGCTTAATGATGGTCGCATTGTCGGGGTTCCTAATAACCGTTCTCAGTTTTATGACCCTGCTTTTTTTGAGCTTGGCGGGGAACGACCTGATTTCGAGCCTATGCACCGGGAGTTTTCCTCTGAGTCAGAAGAGTATAGAGACTTAGATGAGATCTATAATAATTTGCATGGGGTAGATGATGGCAACAACTACGAAGAAGAAGAAACCGACGAAGAGCAAAGTTAACGAGGCGGGTAACTATACCAAGCCTGAGATGCGTAAACGTCAGTTCAATCGAATTAAGGCTGGCTCTAAAGGGGGCAAGCCCGGGCAATGGTCTGCTCGTAAAGCCCAGATGTTAGCTAAGGCATACAAAGATGCTGGTGGTGGGTATAAGGCCAAAAAAGACGGAGGCTCGTAAAAAATGAACTTCGATAACAAAGTCCCCATTGCAGTTATTGTTACTGTCATCCTTCAGGCAGTAGGTCTTATTTGGTGGGTATCTCAGCAAGCTTTTACAGTTGATAATCTCAAAGAAGAAGTAGGTGGTCTATCATCTAAAATGGCGATTGAGCAGAATGTTAACCTTCGCCGTGACGTTGCTGAGCATGACCGCAAGATTAAAGCTATCATGGAAGAGCTAAGAGAACATGGTACTATGGGCAACATGATGGCTAAGATGATGCAGAAGTCTGCTGTTATGCAGAAAGACGTTGAGCGTAATCAAGAATTAATCGACGAACTTTGGGATGAGCTTGAAGATCATCAAGATAGTCACAAAGCAAACAGGAATGATGGCCGGTAGTATGGCGCTAAAGAAACCTCAGAAAAGTCTGAAGTCTTGGACAAAGCAGAAGTGGCGAACCAAATCTGGAAAACCATCAGCAAAGACTGGGGAGCGCTACCTCCCTTCTAAAGCAATCAAGTCCCTTAGTGCAGTTGAGTATGCTGCTACTACTCGTGCTAAACGTAAGGGGACCAAAGCAGGTAAGCAGTTCGTCAAGCAGCCTCCTAAGATAGCTGCCAAGACACGAAAATATAGAAAGGTTTAACTATCATGGCTTCGGGACAAATGAGACGTAAAAACAAATCATCTGACGCATCAGTAAAGTCAAAGATGGATGATCTCCTAAAAGATTATAAAAAAGCAATGGACAAATTTAATAATACTGATAGCAGGTATATTAAGGATGTTCAAGAACTGCGTATGGAAAATTTGTTAAAGCAAATTCAAAATCTCAAAGATAAGAATCCTAGTGAACTTAAATCCATCAAAGTACCTACTGCGATGCCTAAGAAACCTACAGAAAGCAAGTCTATTTTAGGGGGCGGCACTCCTCCGGGTGAAAGAGCCTTAGAAAATATTCGTAAAGCTGTAGCAGGAGATTCAAAACCAAAGTCTCCTAGTGGACAAATGAAAAGAGGGCAAAAGAAGGCAGACGAAAAGTTGAAGCCTCTTGGGCCTACTAAAAATATTAAGGATGTCAGAGGTACCAAGTCAGTTCCCAAGTCAGCTCCCAAGACAGTAGATACTAAGTCACGACGAAAAACCTCGGTTGAATCTATGACTAATGAGGAAATTAAAAGAGGCATGGGCAGCAAGAGAAAAGCCGCCGAAAAGTCTGGTGATACTACTCCTCAAAGAAAGAAGCCGGGACGGTTCAGCGAAGAGAATGTAAAAAGAGTAATGAAGGAAAAGTTCGGGATCGACGTAACCTACGATAAGGGTGATGAACTTGATCCGTTGGTAGCTCGTGGAGAAGAGCCTGGCCGGAAAAAAGGTGGCATGGTTCAGTTTACTAAGCGTGGTGGAATGTATAACAAACCAGCGAGGAAAAATTCTAAAGGATGACTGAGCAACAGGAAAAATTCCTTAATGCCTTATTCGGAGAGGCGCAGGGTAACTTTAGGGAAGCCATGGATATTGCTGGCTATGCTAAGACAGAGTACCCTGCTCGCATCATCCGTACTATGAAAGCAGAGATTATTGAAAGGGCTGAGTATATGTTGGCGGCTAACGCTCCTAAAGCGGTCCTGTCAATGTCTGGCATTTTGGATGATCCTAGCGCACTAGGCAACCGGGATAGACTAGCAGCGGCCAAAGAGATTCTTGATCGTGCTGGTATCGTAAAGACTGAGAAAGTAGAACATAAAACTAATGGGGCGGCTATTGTAATCTTGCCGCCGCTAGAGGACGAGGATGGCTCAACGGAAGATTGATCATCTACGAACTGAGAAGTACAAAGCCAGAGGAAAGTTACCCTTCGGTTTTGACAGGGAAGTAGATGAAAATGGAGTTGGGTGGCATACCCCTGATCCAAAGGCTTTGGAACTTTTGGGCGAGGCTATTGATCATGTGCGATCAGGACGTTCGGTTAGAACTGTTGCAGCTTGGTTGGAAAGCGAAACCAATCGAAAGCTGTCCGCAACAAGACTACACAAACTTGCTTGGACTGAAGAAGAGTTACTTCAACGTAGAAAACAACGTAGAAAAAAGCTCACACCAGCCCAGCGAAAGTTGGAAGATCTTAAAAACACTGAGAAACAAACTCGGATTAAAGCCGAGCAAGCTAAACGTCGCTTAGATAAGGCTAAATCTTCTAAAGAGCCTTCTGTAGTTGAGGGTTTAGATTTTGGTGGTGAACCTGTTGAAGAAAGTCGGGAAGTGGCTTTCCGGCCTAACCCCGGTCCTCAAACTCAGTTTCTTAGCGCAAATGAGCGAGAGGTATTCTACGGCGGTGCTAGGGGTGGCGGTAAAACTTATAGCTTGCTCATTGCTCCTTTACGCTTTGTGGATAAGCCTACATCTCGTGCATTACTAATTCGTAGGTCTATGCCAGAACTTAGGGATGTTATCTTTCAGACACAGCAGCTATATCCTAAGACAGTTCCAGGTGCAAAGTTTAAGACCCAAGAAAATACTTGGCACTTTCCTTCTGGTGCTCGTATCGAGTTTGGATACTGCGAAAACTTACAAGACGTTTTGAGATATCAGGGTCAGTCTTATTCGTGGATCGGTGTAGACGAATTACCCCAGTATAATACCCCGGATGTTTGGCACTTTCTAAGATCCTCACTCCGGTCAGCAGATCCAAGTATTCCTCTTCACATGAGGGCTACAGGAAACCCAGGAAACGTTGGATCACGATGGGTTAAAGAGTTATTCATTGAACCAGCTAAACCCGGTGAACGGTTTGCTGAAAAAGTTGAATACGAGTTAGAAGGACGTACTCTGTCCACGGAGATCACTCGGAAGTTTATTCCGGCCTCTGTATGGGATAATCCCTACCTGACGCAAGACAGTAGCTACATTGCTATGTTGGCGTCCTTGCCAGAGGTTAAACGGAAGCAGTTTCTGTATGGTGACTGGGATGTAGTTGAAGAGGGAGCCTTCCCCGATTTTGACAGATCAAAACACGTTGTTGAGCCGTTCGAGATTCCTAGTGGCTGGACAAAGATTAGAGCTGCCGACTTCGGGTTTTCATCTCACTCTGCTGTTTTGTGGGGTGCAATTGACTACGATGATAATCTGTGGATTTATAGAGAATTATATATTAATCGCTTGACAGCCGATCAATTAGGGCGTATGATACGCGACGTTGAAGAAGGCGATGGAAAGATCTATGATGCAGTGCTTGACAGTAGTTGTTGGGCAAGACGAGGAGATCGAGGTCCATCTATCGCTGAGATGATTAATGCAGAGGGTTGCAGATTTAGACCTTCTGATAGATCACCAGGGTCTCGTATCAGTGGTAAGATTGAGATACATAAAAGATTGATGGAAGATGAAGAGAGTGGCGAGCCAGGGCTTAGGTTCTTTGAGAACTGCCCTAACGTCATTAGACAGATCGCTTCTATTCCTCTCGACAAGCGTAACCCTGAAGATGTTGATACTCACGCTGAAGATCACGCTTATGACGCTCTCCGGTATATGGTTGCTTCTCGACCTACTAACATTCGGATTGCTTACGAAAATACACCAAAGGCAAAGTGGAAACCTTCTGATTCTCGCTTTGGTTATTAACAGGAGCTATTATGTCTGACGAAGATTTTGAGAACGATGCAATTAATGTCTTAGACGACGGGGATGATGAAGAACGTGGTCAGTATACTAACATCGTCAGTTATGTTGAACAACGCTTTGAGAGAGCGAAAGATTCAAGATATTATGACGAAGGGCGATGGCTTCAAGCATATAAAAACTACCGAGGTATCTATGGCCCGGATGTTCAGTTTACGGAGTCTGAGAAATCCCGTGTCTTTATTAAGGTTACTAAGACGAAAGTTCTCGCTGCGTATGGTCAGTTAATCGACGTTCTGTTTAGTCAGAATAAATTTCCTATTGGTGTTGAACCCACACCTATTCCTGAAGGCGTTGCTGATACCGTACACTTTGATCCTAAAGAAGCAGAGCAAAATGCTGCTGCTGAACAGTTTGGAAATGTATAC